AGGACAACATCCTCTACTCCTGCAGCTAAATCAAAAGCTGTATTTTCAGAAAGTTCAGTTGCGAGGATGTCTGATAAAGAGTTCGAGAAAAACCAAGAAGCTATACAAGAAGCATTAGCCTCTGGTAAATTTGAGTACGATGTGTCAGGAGCAGCCCGATAACACTTAACTATTGATATAAATAGGTGTCTATGGTATAATGACACTATTGAATTACTAAGAGTGATGGACACCTGATTAGGTACACCCTTCACCTTAACCTTCCAGATAAATTACTAACAAAGTCCACCAGTAAGATGGGAACCATACTAAGTATGACACTCCTATGACTACTGACACTGCGTTTTACTTATCTGATCTAGCTGCCTCACGTTGAGGCTAATTAAAAGCCATTTCATATAGGAGAAACACAATGGCATTTCCAAGCGCATCAGGCTATAGCAATTTACCCAATGGTAACTTCTCGCCTATCATTTTTTCCAAAAAAGTACAGCTAGCCCTGAGAAAGGCTTCTGTAGTAGACGCGGTTACCAACACTGATTACAGTGGTGAGATCGCAAACTTTGGTGACTCAATTAGAATTATCAAAGAGCCAACAGTAAACGTCACCACATATGAGCGTGGTACGGCATTGGCAACTCAAGACCTAACAGACGCTGACTTCACTATGGTTGTCGATCAAGCAAACTATTTTCAATTTGCATTGGACGATATTGAAGAGGCGCACGCGCATGTGAGCTTCGGTGATTTAGCTAGTGACCATGCAGGATACAAACTGCGTGACACTATGGACGCTGAAGTACTAGGTTATCTATCAGGTTGGAAGACACCCTCTTCATGGGCAAGACGTTCAGCTTCAGGTGACATTAACGGTACTAAAGCCGACTCAAATGCAGGTAATGACGAATTGCTTGCAGCCAACAAGCTAGACATCACAGACTTCGGTGGATCAGATGTAGGTGGTACTTCAGAAGTAACATCTATCCCAATCGCTGCAGGTGGTGGTGCAGGTGGTATTACTTCTCCACTAGCAATTATGAACCGCATGGCTCGTCTAATGGATTCCGCAAATGTGGATACAGATGGACGTTGGTTGGTAGTAGATCCTGTCTTCGCAGAAGTACTAATGGATGAATCATCAAAACTCATTAACAGCGACTTCGGTGGCGGTGATGAGATGCGTAATGGTAGACTTCCAGGTACTATTCGAGGCTTCTCAATCTACAAGTCTAACAACCTACCCTATCTAGGTACTGGTCCAGGTACTGCAGCCGCTGCAGGTTCTGAAGCCAACTTCGGTGTAATGGTAGCAGGTCATGCCTCTGCAGTAGCAACTGCACAGCAAATTGCTAAAACAGAGACTTTCCGTTCACCAACAACTTTTGCCGACATCTATCGCGGCTTAAATTTATATGGACGCAAAATACTACGTCCAGAAACATTGTTCACTGCAAACTACAACCTTGCATAAACAATAACGACTCTAGGGGGCTAGTCAGTGCGTACTGGCCCCTTATCCTCATATTAGGACAACGCTAAATGCCCTCTACCTACATAGACTTATGCAACAGGGTTCTTCGAAGATTGAACGAAGTTGAAATACCTGTTTCGGACTTTGATACCACCAGAGGGATTCAAACCTTAGTTAAAGATGCCGTAAAATCTGCAGTAGCAAAAATTAATCAGGCAGAGTTTGAGTGGCCTTTTAATGCAGCCGAATTTACGCAAGTCCTAACACAAGGTCAGACCGAATACAATTGGCCTACCGCATTTAAGAAAGCTGATTGGAATAGCTTTCAAATATTAGAAAATTCAAGTTTAGGTGCAGCATATAAATCTCTTGGCTTCATCGAGAGAGATGAGTGGTACGCTAAACATAGGGATGCTGACTACACTGCAGGAAGCGCAGGTAGAAGTATACCTGATAATGTCTTTCCTTCTCATGGAAATGGTTTCGGGGTCACCCCCTCACCTAACGGAGCTTACAGCGTCAGATTTAGGTATTACTTAAATTATACAGATTTAACTGCAGCTACAGATGTAACAAGAATACCTGAAGCTTTTGATACAGTGTTGGTAGATGGTGCTTTGTACTACCTCTATATGTTTAAGGATAATATTGAAGCAGCAAATGCCACCTATCAAGCATTTACGTTAGGTATCAAAGACTTACAGACACTTTATATCAACAACTTTGAGTATGTCAGGGATACAAGGATAGCCTTCTAATGGCAGATGAAATTGAGTCCTTTAAGCTGATATGTAGGGGCGGTCTCAACAGTAATGAAAATCATCTTGATTTATCAGAGAATAGGCCTGGATCTGCTACTAGATTAGTTAACTACGAACCTAGCCTCTACGGAGGCTATAGACGTATAGAAGGCTATGATTATCTAGGTGGATTGAATACAACCGTTGGCGGCTCTAATGCCGAAGGTAAAGTACTTGGTCTAGCCATATATAAGAATGAACATATAGGAAATCCTTACATTATTGCGGCACGTAAGGATGTAGGTGCAAATACTTACAAATTTTATAAGTTTATTGATAATTCAGGTTGGCAGGTTATTTCTGGCTCACCAACTAGAAATTATGTATCTGGCAGCTTAACTGTAGATAAATTACGCCATGTACAATTCGATTGGGGTAGCGGTTCTACTATCTGCTTTGTGGATGGAGTAAACCCTGCAGTCGTATTTGATGGGGCTACTTGGTACACCTTACTACAGAGTAATACTGGCGGTACTAGTTCTGCAGGTGGTGATCAAATAGTAGATGCACCTTCAATTGTAGCAGAATATCAAAACCATCTATGGGTTGGTGGAGATCTTACTTCTCGATCTACGCTGAGACATTCCGCACCTAATGATCCTTATAATTGGACTACTGGTGCAGGTGGTGGAACACAAGTACCTGCTTTTAATGTACAACAGATAAAACCATTTAGAGATGATCTTTTTATATTTGGTTTAAACTCAATAAAAAAGATTGTTACTAATAAAAACTCCTCTGGTGGCATTACCTTTACTATAGATCAGGTAACCAACAACGTAGGATGTATTGCTAGAGATAGCGTAGTTGAAATTGCAGGTGACTTACTTTTCTTAGCACCTGATGGTTTCAGACCTGTTTCCTCAACTTCAAAAATTGGAGATGTTGAGCTAGAAACCGTTAGTAAGGCAATTCAAGTTACTCTCGTAAATGCCATTAAAAACTTTTCTACCGACACGGTAAATTCCGTAGTTATCAGAAATAAATCTCAGGTAAGATTTTTCGTAGGAGATAACACTGAAGAAGCGATTTATAGTTATGGTATTATTGGCGGTCTTTATGACAGTAGCGGTTCCATCGAGTGGGCTTTCGGTGAACTGAATGGCATTCGGGCTTCTTGCGCTGAATCTGGATATATAGGCACAACTGAATATGTACTGCATGGCGATTATGATGGAAAAGTTTATCGTCAAGAGGTGGGATCTAGTTTTGCAGGAACAGATATTACTGCAGTATATGCAACACCTTACTTGGATTTTGGAGATACCGAAGTCCGAAAAACAATTAGAAAAGTAAATACTTTTGTAAGGGCTGAAGGCCCTGCAGAATTTTTCTTACACCTAGATTACGATTGGGGCGACTACAACGTGAGTAGACCTATTGAATATCGAGAAGACTCTCAAGGTGGTCCAGTAAGATATAACGAAATAGATTTAGATTATGGAGATGCAGATGCTCTCTATGGGGGTAACTCAAAACCAATTCTTACAGCGGATGTACAGGGATCGGGTTTTGCAACAAGGGCAACTTATGTGACGATTGGGCAATCCAAGCCCTACTCCATACAAGGTATTGTCTTTGAATTTTCAATTTCAGGGAGAAGGTAGGACATGGCAGGATATACACGCCAAGCAAGTAGTCAGATTATTAACGGTGCTGACATTACGGCCCCACCACTTACGTCTGAATTTAATCAAATACAAACAGCATTCGGCACTGGCGGTCACAGCCATGACGGTACTGCAGGAAATGCTCCTAAGATTAATCTAGCCACCTCAGTCTCTGGTTATCTCCAAGCAGTTAATGGCGGCATGGGCGGTAAGAACAACGTCACTGCCACTTCAAACCCAACCATTACGGACGATACAGGCCAAGGCTATGCTGTAGGCTCTATCTGGATTAACACCTCTACCAATAGAGCTTTTCTTTGCCTTAGTAATTCTTCTAGTGCGGCTGCTTGGCATGAGATTGTAGCTGTAAATGGTACTAGTGATATTATACCTGAAGGTTCTAATGTAGACTTAGGAACTACCGCTAATAAATTTAAAGACTTGGTGCTTTCAGGTGATGCAACCATTGGAACTAATTCTACTATTGGCGGCACTTTAGATGTTACTAATACTACCACACTTTCAACCGCTGAAATTGTAACCCTCAACGTCAGCGGAGTGACTTCTCTGAACGGCGATACTGTAATCGGTAATGCTACTTCTGATACTGTTACGATGACTGCAAGAGTTGCATCCGACATCGTTCCTTCGACTGATGGCACAAGGGATATTGGTAGCTCAACACTAGAATTTCGGGATCTGTTTTTAGATGGTACAGCAAAAGTTGATACGCTTACCGTTGATGAAAATGCTGCAGTAGCAGGAAATCTAGCAGTAACTGGAAATACAACTGTAACAGGTAACGCTACTGTTAATGGCTCAACCACAATTGGGGATGCTAATACAGATACTGTCTCAGTAAATGCTCGACTAAATACCAACCTCGTTCCAGAGACTACAGGCTTTCGAGATTTGGGAACTTCCAGTTTAGAATTTAAGGATTTATATCTAGATGGAACGGCTCATGTAGATACTCTGGACGTTGATGAGAATGCTGCAGTGGCAGGTAACTTAACAGTTGCAAGCAATCTGTCAGTTACTGGAAATACCACAGTAACTGGAGTTTCTACATTTAACGGTAATACGGTAATCGGTGATGCTTCCTCTGATACCGTTACAGTAACTGCACAAGTAAATTCCAACATTGTACCTTCAACGTCTGGTAGCAGAGACTTAGGCACATCTTCATTAGAATTTCGGGATTTATTCATAGATGGTACAGCCCACATCGATACACTTGATGTCGATGAGAATGCTACAATTACAGGCACATTGGGTGTAACAAATAACACTACTTTAAGTGGTACTCTAACTACTGGTGCGATTACTGGTTCAACTGCCAACTTCTCAAGTAATGTTGAAGTTACAGGTACATCAACTCTCGCCACAGTGGATATTAACAGTGGAGCAATTGATAACACAACAATTGGCGCAACTACCCATACTACTGGTAAGTTCACTACTCTGGAGACAACAAACCAAGCAACGCTTGCCACAGTTAACGTAAACGGTGGTACGATTGATGGAACAACTGTTGGTGCAACCACAGCTAGTTCAGGAGCGTTCACAACACTTGCTTCAAGCAGTGGAATAACTGGCAATGTCACAGGAAATCTGACAGGGAATGTCACTGGCAACGTAACTGGAAATACTACAGGAAACGTAACTGGAGATGTTACTGGGAATGTTACAGCTAATACAGGCGCATCTACGTTTAACAACGTTACCGTCAACGGCACATTAGATGTTACAGGCACAACCATTGCCAACGTCACTGATCCAGTTAATGCCCAAGATGCAGCGACAAAAGCCTTCGTTGAAAGTCAAATCTCTAATTTAGTAGATTCAGCCCCAGACAGCCTTAATACCTTAAACGAATTAGCTGCGGCTCTGGCAGACGATGCTGATGCCTTTAACACCCTTAATACTGCGATAGGTACTAAACTGCCTAAATCTGGTGGCACTATGGCAGGTGCTATCGCTATGGGTACTAGCAAAATTACAGGTGTAGGTGATCCAACAGCGGCCCAAGATGTTTCAACCAAAAATTATTCTGATACCCAAGACGCTTTAAAGGTTACTAAATCAGGCGATAGTATGTCTGGTAACCTTGCGATGGGTTCCAACAACATCACTGGTGTGGCAACTCCAACGGCTAATGACCATGCAAGCAACAAGTCATATGTAGATTCAATACTAGGATCGAGTACTGCAGCGGCTGCATCAGCTACAACGGCAACTACTCAGGCAGGATTAGCTGCAACTTCAGCGACTAACGCTGCAGGAAGTGCTACAGCGGCTCAAAGTTCAGCTACTTCTGCAGCAAGTAGTTTGGACAGTTTTCAAGACATTTACTTAGGAACGGCTACTTCAAACCCAACGACTGACCTAGATGGAAATGCTCTTCAAACTGGAGCAATCTACTATAATACTACTTCTGGGTCGGAACAGTTATATCTTTATGATGGATCAAACTGGCAGCAAGCAGCCTTCACTCTTTCACAAGCGTTGGCAAATGTTGTTGAAGATACAACTCCGCAATTGGGTGGTGATCTTGATCTAAATTCAAATAATATTACTGGTACTGGTGGTCTTAATATCACTGGTAATATTGCATTGTCTGGAACCGTTGATGGAAGAGATGTTGCGGCTGACGGTACTAAATTAGACGGTATCGAAAGTGGTGCTACAGCCGATCAGACAGCGGCTGAAATTAGAGCGTTAGTAGAAAGCGCAACTGACAGCAACGTATTCACAGATGCAGATCATACTAAGCTAAATTCTGTCGAAAGTGGGGCAACAGCCGATCAGTCTGCGAGTGAAATACTTACTGCTATCAAAACAGTAGATGGTGCTTCAAGTGGCTTAGATGCCGACACAGTAGATGGTATACAAGCTGCAAGCTTCCTACGCAGTGATGCAGACGATAGTGCCTCTGGTGACATTACATTTACCGAAAGTATCCAAGTTCAATCAGGTGCAGGGTCAGGAAATCCGATTAGGATTGGTGATGGCTTTGGAACTGGTGGAAATGCTACAATTCAAAAATACAATGCTGATTTATACCTTCAATTTGGCAATGGGCAAACCAATGCTAATGTACGGCTAGGCGGTGGTGGAACTGTTTGCAGTCTTGATATGCAGACAGGTGCTATTACTAATGCAAGTTCTGTAACCGCAACTGGTGACCTTACCGCAGGGGGCGCAGTTTACGCATCCAACTGGCTTAGAACTTACGGTGAGGAAGGTTTATATTCACAATCCTACGGTCAACACTTCTATCCTGACAGTGATGGTTTATACTGGGAGTCAGATGGCCCTATTAGAATTAGAGATGGGCATGAAGGCAATATAAAAGGCTACCTTGGCTACCATGATAGTAACGGTTTTGGATTACTCGCAGCTAATGGTTATTATTGGCTTAATACGCCTGGTGACCAAAAGTATCTCTCTATTGGTGGCTCTGCTGCTACTAACCCTTGGGATGGTGTAACTGGCACTAGGCTTATGTTTGGTAGCGGAGACAGTAACGCAATAGACGGATATTACATTGGAACTAACCTTGAGAACTACGGTGGTAACTACAACAAATTAGACATAGATTTTGCTACTGGCATAAGAATTAAAGCCAATTCCGCATATGGCGGTACAAGATTTTATAACGCATCAGGTGATGCATTACTAATGTCTGTAGGTACTGGTAACAGTCACGTAGCAGTTGCTAATGATCTGTCGGTTGGTGGCGGTATAAGTTCTGTCGATAATATTTATCTTGCAGATAAAATTTACCATGAAGGTGACACTAACACTTACGTGGGTTTTAATGCTGCTGACAACATTACTTTTCACACTGGGGGTTGGTCTACTCTTAGCGTATCTCCATATTATTTGTCATGCCAAGGTAGTATTTATAACTACTTTGGTTACTTTGATGAAACCACACAATTATCTGGCACAACCCCATCAATTAATGCAGCAAATTCAGGTGTGTTCTATCTAACAATGTCAGGTAATACGACTTTTACTTTTTCTGGCACTTCTTCAAACTGGGGTATCGGATTTGTTTTATATCTCACAGGCAATGGCGGCACAGTCACATGGCCTAGCTCAGTAGATTTTGCAGGTGGCACAGCCCCAGACGCCCCTGCGTCTGGTGAAACAGATGTCTACGTTTTCCACACCAGAGATGGTTCTAACTGGACAGGCGCACTCGCAGTAGACGCAGCCGCATAGGAATAGAATATGGTTAACTACAAGAAAATGTTAATGGGTGCGGCAGGTGCAGGTGGTGCAGAACCTCAACCCATCCAAAATATCTTTAGACAGTACAGCTATATCGGTAATCGCCAAAGCAGAAACTTCAATACGGGGATCGATCTTCTTACGGACGGTGGGATGCTTTGGTATAAAAGGCTACATGGAGATAATGCGTCAGGTGGGAACGTCTTATCCCTTCCACATATACAAAATAATATGTGGTATCCGACAAGTTATCAGGGTAGTTATTCTAATACGAACCATAAATTTACAAATAACGCTAATCCCAGACAGACGCATGTAGATGGATTTGAAGTAAGTAGTAGTTGGGAAGCCAACAGCAACTACCAAAGCAATCAACTTTATGGCGTAGATTTATGGAAAAACTCGCCTCGTTTTTTTCAAGCTTTTGCTTATAGCGGAAATAGTAGCAATCAAACCATAAATCATGGACTTGGTGTAGAGCCTGGTATGATTATGCTTTATATGACTACTTACAAATATCATTGGGCTGTTTGGCATAAAGATTTACCAAATACTTCCACAAATTATCTTCGAATGGGTGAAGGTAGTACTTATGGAGAGGGCGGTGTAGCTACTCAAAATGACTTGATGACCTCGGCTGTAACAGCCAATACTTTTACGCTTGGAAATCATATATGGAATATGTCTGGTCGAGATTACATTGCAATTGTTTTTGCGCATGATCCTGCAGGTGAAAACAATGACAACGGTGGTCGAATTGCTTGCGGTAAATACGTTGGCGGCAACTATGGAGTAACAGTAAATCTTGGTTGGGAGCCTCAGTATTTATTGGTACGAAATACAGGATCAGGTCATGCTTGGAAATGTCACCGTAGCTTGCAAGGGTGGGTGAATGATTCAACTACTGCTTTGAGTAGAGTTACTCATTGGCATGAAGGTGGACAGGCTGATACTCCAGAGCGTAGTAATGTCATTCAGACTACTGCTACTGGGTTTTACATACTACCAGAAAGCCAACAACAAGGTAATAACAAAACCGATTATAGCGAAAGTGGCGAAGATCACATCTACATGGCTGTTCGAGCTATGCCACAAGGCGATGACTTTGTTCCAGACCAATTATTTAGTGCTACTACTGGAAACGGAAGCAGTAGTTATGCGTATTCAAAACCTGGATGGTACAGTGCCGATTATGGAACGCAAAGCTCTAATACTAGCACATATAAAAAACCTATGGTTGATATGGCACTGGATGTAAATCTTGGTGGAGGCAGTACGGACGATGTAACTTTTTACTGTCGAAAAATTCAAGAACGGTATCGGGAAATGCACCAAACAGGTGCTTTTTATTCTTGGACTGATGCAAACTTTTGGCTGCCAGATGGGTTTAGAATAGCCCCTACTAACGGATCAACTGATCTTGGACTTATGTGGTCCAGAGCGCCAGAATTTTTTGATGTTCAAACATGGCGAGGTGACGGAACTAGCAACCGAACCATAAGTCATGGGCTACAAGGTCAGGTCGATATGATCTGGACTAGGATTTGGGATAACACAAGTTATGGTTGGCACGTTTATGCACGGGCATTAGGCGCTAACAAATATTTAAAACTTACCGATCAAGATGAAGCCAAAACAGACACTGGTGTTTGGGGCAATACACATCCAACAAACAGCGTATTTACGGCAGGGGATTACAACACAAACTACAGTGGTTATCAACATCTGGCGCTATTATTTGGGTCAAGATCAGGCATAAGTAAGATTGGAACATTCAGTGGAAATGGAGGTTCACAAACCATCGACTGTGGCTTTACCAACGGAATCCGCTTCCTGATGCTGAAAAACGCAGACTACAGTAGTACCCACTGGTTATTTTTTGACGAACAAAGTGGCTGCACTAATGCAGGGAATGATCCATTTTTTAGACTTATAAGCCAAACAGGGTCAACAACTAACCAAGATATAATTGATCCTGCAAGTTCTGGTTTTGTTGTGAATGTAAATAGCACCTATCGGATTAACCAAAGTGGTCACACGAATTTGTACTACGCAATAGCAGCTTAAAGGAGGCTTCAATGCAAGAATTTCGCAATCGCACAACAGGCGAAGTAATGACGAAAGCAGAAGTAAAAGCTGCTAACCCAAACATAAGCCCAACTAAAGTTTGGAATGAATTTACATTCGATGCCTACGATGTTGATCCAGTTCTTGAGGGAACGATGCCCACAGAAGTAGGTCAGTATCAGGAAGTTGTTCGCAACGGTGTGGTGCAGCAAGGAGATGTTTGGGTAAAAGCATATCAGGTTGTTGATATGTTTGCAGACATTGAAGATGGGCAAACAAAAGCAGAGCAAGAAACTGCTTATCAAGCAAATGTAGACGAAGGGGCTGCATTAGGTAACAGGCATCAACGAGACAGGCTATTGCAAGAAACCGATTGGTGGGGTGTATCAGATCGAACCATGACCTCTGAACAAACCTCTTATAGAACCGCCTTGAGAAACTTACCAACTCACACAAACTGGCCTCATTTGAAAGACGATGATTGGCCTACTAAACCATAACTTAACGAAAGGAGATCAACATGGTTGAAGATAAAAAGACCATAACGATTGACGATGTAGAATACGCAGAAGATCAATTATCGGACGAAGCAAAGGGCTGTATAAACCACATTGGTTCTTTGGATCAAAAGATAGCAAGCACACAGTTTAACTTAACGCAACTGCAAGTAGGTCGAGATGCTTTCATGCAAAGGCTTAAACAACATTTGGAACCTGAGAAACCCTAATATACGCTTGCATAATTATAAAATAACCTGTATAATTTTAAAGAAATATATAATATTTTAAGGCAGTTAATGACTTTAGAAACTTCTGAGTTTCGGTCTGTCTTATTATCTCCAAGCGAAGTACTAAAAGTATGGCACTTAATTGAAGCCGATATAGAAAAAGCCTTAGCACATGGCATAAATGAAATACCAATTTTAGAACTGTGCAAGCAAGCGTTAGCAAATAAAATTTTTATATTCATAACGCTTAACAGAGATAACAAGATAGTCTGTACCACTACTCTTCGATTTTTAAATTATGGCAGCGTTAAAACCTGCCAAATAATTACAAACACCACTAATAATATATCTTTGAAACAGGTCGAGCATGACCATCAAGTTTTTGAAGATTTTGCCAAACAGAACGGCTGCAGCCACATGCAAGTCTGGGGGCGCAAAGGATGGCAAAGAAGATTGAAAAGCCTGAGTTCCAGACAAGGCAACAAATACAAACCACTTTATTACGTTTTCGACATGGAGATATAACATGACACTGTACAACCCATTTTTTAAATTTCTAAGCCCAAGGAATAGTGGGTTAATTACTTTTAAAGGTGGGGGCGGTGGAGCTTCTGCTGATGAAGTTCAAAGTATTGTACAAGAAGAAACGGCTCCAATTGTGGAAGTAGGAAATACTATAGCCGATAATGTTTCCACCGTATCTGATAATATCGGTACTGCTTCCCCGACAGGTACAGTAACTTCTTCTGAAGAGAGTTTTGTTACCCCAATCGTTGAAACTACTGATGATGAAGGTAATACAACTACTACAGGCGGTGAGACTGTAACTTATGGTGGAAATACTGTTGATGTCACAGATACCGTAAAAGGTGATACAGAGACAATTATTGGAAATCAGACAAATACAGATGAGTTAATTAACAAGCGATTTGATACTTTTCAGCCTGTTACTGTTACTAACACCACAATAGATACCTCAGATTTAGCAAAGTCGGGTGCTATGGCGGAAGGCTTTGCAGGTGTAACAGGAAATCAAGAAGTTCTCTTAGGTAATCAAGGATCTATACTTGGTGGTCAAGTAGCATTGTCTAAAGGGCAAACTGATATCTTAGGTAATCAGAGTACTATGCAGACAGGTATTGATCAGGCAAATACTGCAATCACTGGACTAGGTAGTGCGGTGGATAATGTTCAAACTGGTGTAGATGCAGCTAACACTGGAATTTCTGCACTAGGCACATCTGTTGATGAGGGTTTTGCCTCTGCAGATCAGAAAATAACAGATATGCAATCAGCGGTATTAACTGGTCAGGCAACAATGTCAGATGTTCTTGCTGCAATGAAAGAAGATGCAGCTAATTACTATGGGGATCTATCTGCAGGTCAAACTGCTATTCAAGATAGTGTTGGCGGTGTACAGACAGGTCTGGATACTCTTCGTACAGATCAACAAAAAGCTAATACATTAGCAGACCAACAACGAGCAGAGTTAGCAAAATCCGTAACAGGTGGATTTGATCAGGTAACAAGCGGTCAGAGAGATATTCAAGATCAAGCAACTCGCATAGCAGATAAAGCATTGGCAAATCAAAGTGATATTCAGAGAAATCAGAATACTATAATGAGTGAAACTGGTACTTTTGCTAATACAGCCAAAGCTTTAAGTAATAATCAGCAAAATAATTCACAAGCCGCATCACCTGAAAAAATAGATTTCATTGATCGACTAAATACAATCAAGAATATTCTCTTAAACTCAGGCGATACCTTAGATGAAAGCATTCGATCAGAATACAGTGCCTTAGCAAATGCTTTTGACGATCAAGGAAGGTTAATTACTAATTCGGTAGATAGAAATAATAACTCAGTAAGACGCGGTATCAATCAGCAAGGTATGTTGATTACTAATACGTATAATGAGTCTAATGGACAACTACTCAACCAGAAAACCACCGATATAAATCAACTAATGACTGCATTGGATACAATGGGATATCGCACACAAGGCAGTCAGTCAGGAGACCTATCCTCACAAGGTATGGGTCTAATGTCTAGTAACCAAGACCAACCATACATCCAACAAAATCTATAGTTAAGGAGCATTTTATGCACCCTGTTAAAATTTCAGATGATGGTATTAAACTAGTACAAAAGTTCGAAGGGCTACACAGAGTACAGCCAGATGGTATGGTACATGCCTATCGCTGTCCTGCAGGAAAGTGGACTTGTGGTTGGGGCGCAACCAAAGGTGTTCGATCTGGTACTAAGTGGACTAAAGAATACTGCGAGATGCGTCTTATCGAAGACTTAGCCGAGCATGGCAAAGCCGTTAAGAAGTACGTCCAAGTACCTCTAACTCAAGGACAATTTGATGCGCTTACCTCATTTGTATTCAACTTAGGTGAAGGTAACTTCCGTAGCTCAACCCTACTAAAAAAACTTAACAAAGGTCTGTATGATGACGTACCTGAACAGATCATGCGGTGGAATAAAGCTAGGGTCGATGGAAAGCTTACTCCACTAAAAGGTCTAACCAGACGTAGGGCTGCAGAAGCTGCAATCTTTTCTAGAGATGCTGCTATGCCATCTGATGAAGGTGGTCCTGATATGGTGCAGAAGCCTACTGCAGAAGCACCCAAGTCACTAGCTAAGAGTAAAACTATGGCAGGTGTAGGCATTGCAGGTACGGCTACAGCGATGAACGAGATGGCAGGTCAACTACAGGGGCTAGTTGCTTATGCTGATAGTCTAAAAACCATCTTCTTAATATGTGCAATTGGCGGCATAGCCCTAGCAGCCTACGCTCGATGGAAAGACAACAAAGAGGGCATCCACTAGTGTTTATCTTTAGTAAAATTAAGACCTACATCATTGGTGCATTGGCTCTGGCTATTCCTATTATTTACGTAATGGGAAAAGTCGTGGGGGCTAATAAAGAGAAGAATAAGATCCTTAAAGATGACCTACAAGCCTCTAAGAAGAAAACAGACTTTTATAAGAAAATGGCAGAGCATGAAAAAGATAGTATTACTGACCGCCCTAGTCTCATTAAACGCTTGCGCGGAAACGGTCTATAGAACCGACTTAGAAATCTATTGTCCACCAGTAGAACAGTACTCAGAGGATTTTAATGAGACTCTGGCTGTAGAGCTAGATGTCTTGGATGAAGCTTATGAGGCAATTCCTGAAGTGGTCACCGATTACATACTGCTGCGAGATCGTATTCGACAGTGCAATGCTGAGAAGGAAAAACTAGATGGCTAATATTTTTGGATATGACAGTTTCGGAGATATGTTTGATGGTGGTGGCCCAGGTCAAAGTGGAGACACTTTTGATAACGACAACGATCCTAATAATAAGGTAACTGGTATAGCAGCCGTATCAAATACCGTCACTGGTAATAGTGCCGCAAACAATCCTAACAGCAATAACAATGATAATAGTAGTGGATCTAATACTACCGCAGGTGGCGCACCATCTGGCGGTATTTTATCATTCGTAAACCCAGTATCTATTATAGGTAAACTAGCAGGTTGGGCTAATGGTTTAGATCCAGACGCAGATAGACATCCAGATACAATTAACGGTAGGCAATACTACACCAATAAAGACGGTATGGTATATACATACAACGCTATAGGACTTCCCTATGAAGTTGTACAAGGGTCTGATGGTAATTTTGTAGATAAACTATCAGTCGTGGACGAAACAACAGGACTAACTGGATATCAACAACTAGCCCAAGATCTAAAAGACAAAGGCGATGATGAAGGCGCGGCTAAAGTCTTACAGGAAGCAGAACAGAATGCTGACAATGTAGAACCAGAAAAGTCTGTCACTGAACAAGTACTAGAGTGGGCTAAATCTGCAGGAATTGATGAAGCAGGTATGGAAGCCATCAGAGATGATCCAAATAAGTTTTTATCTGATAGAAATCTAAAGCTAGAAGATATCGTGCCTACTCTAGATGCAGAGGCTAAGGGTACAAGTATTCTAGGAGACTCTGATAAATACCAATTAGATATCGATGGCTTAAATCAAGATGCTACAACTGTTGGTGACTCTGATATAGCCCAAGCTAATACGGTAAATAAAGATGGGTCTGACGCTGTTACTTACACGGCTGAGACAAATACAGAAAAGATGGAAGATGGCTCCTACGATATGGATGCAGCCACTGGAACTATAGATGATGACAATCTTGTAGATTCTTCTAAAATTGAAATTGACATGACAGGTGCTGCTACTGGCACTAACGTAGATGGAACCACCAATGAGGTAGGCGTAGCTGTAAACGACTATGCCACCCAGAAGTTTAGCACAATCATAGATACCAGTACCGTATCAGGTAAAAACCTTGCGAAAGCACTAGGAGAAGGTAACTACTTAGATGAGAAGGCTACAATTGCAGGTCAGATGAAAATCATCTCCGAGCAATTTGTTAATGACCAAGGTCAAGCTGTTATACCTAAGTGGGCGCAGAAGATAGCTAGAAGTGTAGCTCAGACTATTGCTTTTGATGGAATTACTGGGTCTGCACAAACTAGTGCAATGGCTACGGCTATCATGGAAGCTACTTTAGGTATTGCTGAAAAAGAAGCTACATTCTTCCAAACCCTTACAACAAAAAATTTAGATAATAGACAACAAGCAATTATTAACAAAGCTAACGTATTAGCACGATTTGAGGAAGCTAACTTAGGGGCAAGACAAGCTGCAGCCGTAGCTAATGCTAAAGCTTTCTTAGAGATGGATCTCAAGAATCTTACTAATGAACAGCAAGCTGCATTAATTAATAAACAAGAGCGTACTCAGGCATTGTTTGAGGATAGTAAAATTATAAACGCTCAACGTCTGTTCACCGCAGAGCAAACAAACGACTTCAATAAATTCTATGATGAATTGAATGCACAAATTCAGAAGCATAACGCTACTGAGATGAATAATATGAAGAAGTTTAATGTTGGTGAAATAAATGACATGAAAGTAGCCAATGCTGAATTGCAGAACAACCGTGAGAAGTTCTATCAGGAGATGCAGTATAACATCGATACTTCCAACGCCAAATGGCGAAGAGAAGTCACTTTGAAGCAGTTTGAGACCACTTGGGAAGCCATCTCTACAGACGTTAAAAATACTCTGGATATATCTACAGAAGCACAAAACAGGCTTTGGGATACTGCAGAGAACTTACTGGATTTTATTCAGAAGACTGCTTCTGGAGACAGAGATGCTGAATTAAGATTACTGATTGCACAGATGCAACAGCAAGGTCAGGAAACTGGCGGTAGTGGATTTTTAGATGGGTTATTCAAACTAGGCGGTACTTTCTTAGGGCTATCTGAAAAACCTTGGTGGCTAAAGTAATAGGGAATAAAAATGGATTTTCAGACAGCAATCAAAAAATCAGTTAAAACTTTTCTATCTGGTAAAACACCAGAAGCCTCGCGTGAAGCAAAAGGTGAAGATTTTTATTACACCGCTGAATATTTTGACCTCTTAGAAGAAAAACTTGATGAAGAGGATACACCAGATGAAGCTTGAACAACCAATCCCTGGAGAGAACTTTACCTCTGATACTCGAAATATGCCTTGGCATAGACCGCCTGATCTAAATGAGTATGACGAAGCAATAGATTATTTTATTGCCAAACTGGAAGAGCCTGAGCAACAGGAACTTACTTTTGCCATGCTTGAGATAGACACGCAGATTACTACTATAGTAGCCACAGTTCTTCTCCAAGGTATTCGAGTAGGTAAGGTAGGAATAGACTTAGCTATATTAATAGCAGGTCCACTAGCTCGATTTCTAGAGATACAGGCTAAGGGTGTGGGCATTAAGTATGACATGGGTATCGATGATGAGGATCGGATAGTCATCACCCCTACTCTACTACGTGCCGCATTAGGAATAGTTACTGAGACACCTCTAAACCCAGAGGACGTAAATCAGACACTGGAAGAAGAAAAGCCAGAGATACCTGAACCACTGCAGGGGCTGATGTCTATGCCTACCCCAGATAGTGGCTCCGTAGCTACGCAAGAAGAACAGACCGCCATGTTAGGTGGCGAGGAAGAACCTGTAGAAGAAGAGGTTTAGAATGAGTTTTAGGACTGAAGCGAATAAAGTCAGAGCAGGTATTGCTAGAGGTGACTACAAGAAGAAGCGAGACTACTTCGGTAGTTTTGTAGATCCTCTTGTATCAGGTATGCAAGCTCAGGCGGCTGCTAAGATGCAGGAAGATCTGGAAAAACGCAGAGAAGATAGGGCTGCAGCCAGAGAATTAAAAAAGGCACAGGACGCTAAAGAGTTACAAGATAAGAAAAATGACGCTTTAGCTGACGCCTTTATGATGTCTCAGGGTGCTTCAAGTCCAGTAGCAAAATCTCAAATAGTAGCTTTAATAAATGCAGGTTATGATGACCCTGCTAAATTAACCGAATTTTTTAAAGACAAAGTTGGATATGATGCAAATCCAAATATGTCACCTCAAGGTCCGAATGTACCTTCAGATAGCCTAATTAGTGACTTTGGTGGTATAAAAGTTGGTGATAATTCATACACTATAGGTTCTGATGGTCCGATTACTGTAGGTCAATTAGGTAACCTTTCCAAACAAACCAATTTAAAAGATGGGGTTGCCGACACTGCAGGACAAATGGCAAGAATTTTTGCTCCTTTAGATACTGGAGATGGTGGAAAATTTATCTTTGATAAAAAAGAAGAATTATTTGATATATCCAAGTTAACTGACAGAAATTGGTCTCAAACTGCCCAACAACTGAGAGATGAAAGAAAATTCTCCGATGCCAGACGAGTGGAAGCGTGGGCATCTTCACAGAGTTGGTTTGAAGTAATACCAGGATATTCTAAAACATCTCTCTTAGAGAAAAAACTAGAAGACATAGAAACAATTGTAGCGACAACTCCTCTAACTGAAGATCAAGAAGAACTGGTTAAAGGAATTGTTAATTTTAAAACTGATCAAGCTGCAGGTAATAAATTCTGGTCTACTCTGGAGACAAGTTTAGATCAAGATTTAGAAAAGCTACAATCTTACATCTACATATTTAAGGCAGATTCAGACGAGTATAAAAACATAGAGGCAGCGATAGAAGTAAAAGAAACTATTGCAGGTCTGAAATCTGCTACCGAAGCATCTCAGCAACTTGAGAAACCTTCTAGCTATTATGATCAAGCACTAAAAGCTCTACAGATACAAAACATAGCTGCAGATGATCCGCTAATCGATAGTAAAATAAAAACTATCCAGACACTCACTGCGATGAAGTCATTTGCCCTTTCAGTCGAAACTGACAAAGAACTAGCTACAACAAAAGCTATGTCTGCAAAGGAACAGGCTCTAGATGCTTGGTACGAGAAGAACGGCTACTACATAATGACTAATGTGGATGGTGCTAATGTAGTTAATATACCTACAGTTGAAGCCCTAGCTCAGTTTGAGAAGCAGTGGGCAGAGGCTACGGCTAAAGCTAAAGAGCCTGATGACTTCTATACTGAAGATAAACTCTTAGCTATGCCTATTGAGGATCTCAAGGTTCTCATAGACACTGGACTACTATCTGACAGACCTAATGTCGAGAACTTGGTTAAGAATATGTACGACAGTAGATCAAACCAGAAATTAACTACTCAAGTTTTTGATGGTAATTTCAATTCTGTGGGAGATATCAATAGATTTATTGCCCAAAAAGGAACTGATCTTTTAGGTGAAGATGGTGAACCTACCCCTGAAATGGATTCATTAATCAGGCAGAAGGTAGCCCTCCTAGATGAAGAAGAAAGAAAAGCTGCAGAGCAAGATATTAATCTCTATCAGCTTAGTTTGAGAGAGTTCTTCAAAGATAAAGAGATGACCATAGAAAATATGGCTGAGTTTGATCGATCTTGGAAGGAAATGACTACGGTCAAAAAAGAACCTAAATTTGTTACTAGAACCCTATATGCACCAAACGGAGATACCATAGAGGTAGATTCCGAAGACATGCAAAGACAATACATCATGCAGGGATTTAGTGCCGTAAAATCTGGACCTGTAACTCAGATGCTAAGAGACATGAATCTAGAGGATAATGCAGAGAATAGAGCAAAAATAGCACAGGTTAAAAATGGAATATTATCAATAGGTGCAAAAATTGATGGTACACCCATATTCATCAATAAAATAGATGGATCTGCTACAGATGTAGGCATGGGTAATGTTTCATCTCCTACTGTGCCTACTACTATAGCAGATCTTATTCCTGAAACTGGGGGATTAGCATTAAAATATGTAGATGAGGATAATAATCCAAAAGTACTACCTATATCTCAAGAAGAGATTGCCCAAGCTCAAGCATTTGAAAAAACCATAAGTGCAAGTGCTAGGGCAGGAATGCAGGGAGCCGTTGGTATCAGAGGTGTCTGGAATAAATTCTTTGGTAAGATTACAGACGCTGCAGGTTTTCAAGGCTTTAAGAATGAAACCAATGCTATAGCTTTTATTGAGGGTCTACGTCTTAATACTACGGTAAAGTTAGCAGCCGCCCAAGGAACTAGAGATAGTGTGTGGCAGAAACAACAAATTCTATTTACCTTACCAGAAACTGCTAAATTTTGGCAGGGTCCAATTGAGACAGGGGCAAAAGTTCAAAATACTTTAAAATTAATTGAGCAAGGTATAGAAAACCTACAGAAAGAGTTAGCTTCCGAAAAAGTTAGTAAAGCTGATAAGAGTGACGCTACAAAAGCTCTGATTGCCATGCAAGACTTACAAGTAATTTGGTCTGATCTTAATTCAATTTTTGAGGAGATTAATGCAGGTAAAATTAAAAACAAACCTAAAGTAAGTAGTTTCCTAAAACCCAAAACAGATTAGTCGGGAATTTAAAATATGGCAGAAGAAAATGATAGAGAATTAGACATTGATCTACTCATTGATCAGCGCGGCTCTATGACAGATGATGAAATATTTGACACCATAACTCAGGGGGATGGCATCAAGGCAGTCACCATCAATGGTGAGGTTTTAGACTTTGAACAAGCTCTGCAGGGTGGTGTATCAAAAAGCCAGATCTTAGATTTCTTATCTACAGGTAAGGACGTTAGAGAGGCAGGTGCAGCAAATACCTTTATGCAGATGATGGCAACTGGTGTTACAAATTTAGCAGGTATACCAGTAGACCTAGCCAATGCAGCTTTGCAGGGAATAGAAGGTGGATTTAGACAGGGTGTAAATAAACTAGCTAGTATTAATGCTCCTGAAGGAGTAGATGACTACACCTCACCTAACTATGATCCTAACTTTTATTTAAGCACTGATCCGAAAGACTTTAAACTTTCTTCGCCTAACCCTGTAGGTGGCGGTCAAAGTATAAGGGATGGTATAGAGACTGGATTTAATACTGCCCTTGAGAAAACTGGTTTAGACAGGGTCGAAATTACTAAGGAAGAATATGATCAATTAAAAAAAGATAATGGGTCTAGAGATTTAACCGAAGAACTTACTACATCGGGGATGAAATATTATAGAAAACGAGAACTTGATTATGCCGACAGCCCTGAAGAATTTGAAAATACAGCCATTGCTAAAGCAGGTGGTATAGTTGGAGAAAATTTACCTATAATTGTATTTGGTGGTCTTTATTCTGCGCTAAAAGAAGGTGCAGAAGAATTAACTAAAGCAGGTGCAAAACAGTTATCGAAAAAAAGTAAATCTAAAGAATTTGTTGCTACAGAAAGTAAGGCTACAGCATTCGGTGCAGGTGCAGTCGCTACGGCTGAACAGGTAGGAGTTATAAACGATAACCCATTTATAGAGATGAGTGCAGAATTAATAGGTAATTTGTACGGAACTAAGCCAAGTATTATTAAAACAGGCGGTAAGCTTTTACTAAAGCCTTTTAAGCAGATACTAAAAGGTCAAACTAATAAAGCTGCTACTGAGGGTGCAATTAACGAAATAGTTAAGCAGTTAGATACCTCTAGGAAGAAATTACTACAACTTGCTAAAACTGCAGAGGCTAACGGTAATACTGAATTAGCAGATGCTTATAAAGCCGAGGCAGAGCTATATACCGTAGATCAGGTAGTACAAGACTTATTCAACGGAATAGACCGACAAAACCAAGTAGTTGATCCTGATGGTATAGCCAGAGGAGATCTACCTGCAGGAACTCTTTCAGGCAATCCTGCACTTATGGCTATCCAGAAAAGTTTACAAGGAAATCCTGAATTTGATGGTCAGGTTGTAAAACGTATAAATGATACCGTTGCCTCGATCTTTGAAGTATCAGAGGCATTAGCTAGAGGTGGTAATGTAAAAGCCGCTGAAGCGTTAAACTACAGAGCATATCAGACAGCCCTCAATGTAGCCATCGACTCTGCACAAAGGGAAGCTTTAGCCGCCTTTGATAATGTAGGTACTGGGGCAGCTAGAGAACAAGCCTCTATTAATGCACAACGTATTCTGTTTGAAGCCAAGAATGAGTTCAGAAAAGTTGAAGATTTAGTTTGGGATCGAATACCTAAAAATGTAATGGTAGACGGTCAAAAATTTGCAGAAGGTGTTATCAAAGTAGATAACGAAAGAATTTTAGGGAACATGAGTTTAACCTCTAACCCTGAACTTAATGCTGAAATTGCACGTTTAGCTCAAGGGGGTCAGATACAGCTAGGCGAATTGCTAAAACTTAGAAGTATTCTAACCGATTTGTCGAGAGAGGCTACTGCTAATTCAAATTTTAAAGAGGCAGGTATTTTAGACGAACTTGCTAATGCTGCCTTAACTCAGATGGAAGAAGTTGGCGGTGAAGTCGGTCAAAGAGTAGAGCAAGCAAGAGCATTCAGTTTAAACTTAAACATCCAATTTAATCGTTACTGGAATAAAGATGTTTTAGGTATGCAAGGTACTGGTGGAACTAGTATTAGGGATACGAGAGTTCTTAATGAAGGTTTTGCACCAGAAGGACAAATAGCAAGTGAGAATTTTGCAGATATGCAAGCGGCTGCAGAGTCTACAGAAGGAGCCAGAAAATTAGGACAAGCAGCCCTCGATGAAATAGATGCTACAAAAAAACAACAAGACGCTACTAGGCTTGGGGATGATGGAACAAGAGCTAGTGATGATGATGCTAATATAGCTACCAGAGATAATGTAATATACCCAGAGAATACATCTTATCCCTTTATGGGTGGTGATGAAGGTGCAGGTTTTGTGGATGGCTTTACGATGGACGATGGCACTAGAATTTTTCCACCAGAAGGTTCTGTAGATGCTCAAAGATTAGATGCCGAATTTAATCGTCCTGAAGGAGCGACTTACAAAAGAAATCCTGAACCTATTACTGACGAAGAGTTTGTTGACGGAGCTAGTGATTTTTATGATCCTAATAACAAGGCAGGTAAAGACACTCCTAATAAGGTAACTATTTATGATCAAGGTACACCAATAGACTTAGGCGCAGAGATGTCTGAGGCTCAAGAAAGTTTTCTAAGGTCTAAGGTTGTCAGTTTTAAAAATGCAGATAATACAATTAATGATCAGGCAGTACAAAATTTCTACCAAAATAACGCTGAATTAATATCAAGGTTTCCAAAGCTAAAAGCTGATATGGATTCTATGATATTTAGAATGAAGATAGCCGAAGATATGGCTGCAGATTTAGGTACAGCGGCTAATGCAGGTCAGCTACCTGATTCAATAATACAGGCTATAGATACAGACCCTGCCCAAGGCTACGCCAGATTAGCTACTGAAGCTAAAAGCATGGAACAAATCAAAGATTTTAGAAATGCAACTGTGGATTCTATATTCTTAAAAGCTACTGATAGCTCAGGTAATGTTGACATGATGACTGTGGTAAAAGAATTTCTTACCCCTCGATCTGGAAGACAAGGAGAGCAAACCGATTTACTTTCTATAATGGAACAAAATCAGATTATTACTGCTCAGGAAAAACAGGCTATCGGAACAGCTTTGGCTGAAGCGATTAGAATTGAAAAAACTAAGATGGACCCTAATACCTTTAATGAGGTCATTGGCAAAATACCTGATTTAGCAGGTAACTTGTCTAGGATAGTTGGTGCTAACTTAGGTGTTCTCTTTGGTAGAGGTGATGCCTCACTACAAGCAGCCTCAATTGGTTCGCAATATCTTAAAAACCAATTTGATAAATTTCCCATGCTAAGACAAAAAGAAGTCTTACAGGAATTGTTTAAAACTCCTGAAACTTTAAGAGGTTTAATAGCTGCTAACCCTAATATAAGACGCACCACACTAGATGGCGTGAAGGAATATTTCACCTACTACGCTGACATGGGTGCAAAACAAGGCTTAAAAAGTGCCGCTATAGATAGCAGTGCGTTTTTAACTAATAAAGCTTTAGATGCCGTAACTAATTTACCAGTAACTACAAGAGTTGGTCCGTTTACTGGCGGTACAGAAGACCAAGAAAGACCGCTAGTAACAGTAGATGAAGAGATGATGGAGTTAGGTATTCAGTAAAAAGAAACCCCCTGCCTCATTACGAAAGCAGGGGATTAACCAACTAAAATGGTAACCAACCATTTCAAGAAACAGTCTACTCTTTATGAGCCTCTAAGTCAACCGATTTAGGGGCTTTTTTGATATAAAACAGGCATTTAGACACCACATGAGCCACCTTGTCCACTGATATCACATATATCATGTGTCTCAACGTGTTCATCAAATTCCTCACCTAATTTATCCACTGCTTCTTGGTAAGGTACTGCAGTTAGGGGCTGACCACCTCTCGATCCATCAGGATAACACGTAAATCCACGTAGTCGAGGAGCATACTTAGCTAGTGTGTGGGCAAAGTCAGATACTGTAGACTCGTTATTCATCTTAGAACCCCACGCAGGTAGGTTTATGGTAGATGATATCGACATATCCACGTAATCCTGTACGTCAGCTTGGAAAGACATCCTACGTTCATAGTCTGCAGCCAGATCTAAGGCACTTTCTACGTTATCTGGTTCTACTCCGTATCGATCTATTAGCTCCTGAGCCGCTGAATCTACTACGTATTGATATACCCATCTAGAATTACCCTTTAGGTATCGTCTTTTGTAGGCCACAGCGAAGATAGGCTCCACTCCAGTACTTGTACCTGCTAAGATGCCTATTGAGCCTGTAGGAGCTATTGCGCGGTTAGCTACTGGTCTACTTATTCCTAGCTGATCTGCAGTCTCCCTACTTACCTTATCAGACACACCTCTATACACAGATAACCAAGAGTGTAGTGTGGGTGTTACCTCATACTTAGAGCCACGCTGTATCAGCCACTCATGCATACCCATAAGCCCTAGACCTAATCTACGGTTCTTCTCTCTGGTTTCATACACCTTCTCATAGGGTAACTGCGCTCTGAGTGTACCACAGATAAGAAACTTCGTAGCCAAGTCTACAACGTCTGCCATTTCATGGATATCTCTTATTCTACCCATGTTAATAGAACCTAAGTTGCAAACATCGCTATCGTCAGCCGAAGTCACTTCAGTGCAAGCGTTCCGAAGAGTTTCATTCTCTTTATCAAAGAAGTTAAAACTAAATCCAGGTTCTGCAGTACGCATTGCCTGTTCTACGTTCTTGAGAAAGGTAGATCCAATGTTACCACTTTTGTAATAACTAAGTAGCCACTCAGTATCATAATTTACAGAGATGTTAGTCATATCGAGAGGTGCAGGAAAGTTAAAATCATCTTGTTTGATATCCCAGAGACTTTTACCTGTATTGCCTACTGGCATATTTGCCCAATCTTTTGCAGATAGAAACTCATGGATATCTCTGTGCTTCCAGTTAAGGGATGCATATATCGCTGATCTTCGTGATCCACCCTGCATAACACGCCTACCTATCTCATTAAGCATATTCATCTTAGGTATGGGTCCAGATGCCTTCCCACCTGTTTTATTTATAGGCGCACCACTGGGGCGATATATTGAGTAGTCTACCCCTATTCCGCCGCCTGTCATTAAGCAGCTTTCTGCTTTCCAACTTAGGTTAGCCCAATCTTCTCTGCTATCTTCTTCAGCCTTTAACAGGTAGCAGTTGTTAAAGAATTTGTTTGGTCTCCCTGCGTAGTATAAATACCTACCCCCAGGGATAAACTTCATGTCTCGTACATATTCGGTGAGTTGGTCACACTCTTCGTCTGTGAGGATCTCTCCGCATACATCATCTACTAAAGTTTTTGCTAAGGCAGACCAAGTTTCTGCCCCATCGTGTTTGTACTTGTGATTGAAAATATCTTCAGAAAATTTGCTCCTGAACATAGGGTTTAAGTTCGATTTATAACTGCTCATTGGTTACTCCACTAAGTCGGTAAGTTTTGGTTTTTTATAATTTGGGCCTTTAACTACTTTGCCCTTGGCATCTTTTATGGGTTTGCCATCTAACCCTAACTTGCTCATATTAGACAGGTGGACTCGCCTAACAGCTTTGTCTAAATCCCATCCATATGTGGCTGCATATCCGTAGAGGACGTACACAAGATCAGCTATTTCTTTGAGCATGTTTTCAGGATCTGTTCCTGTAGCACTCTCTAAGGCAAGCTCATCAAACTCTTCCTGTATAAAGTTAAAGCGTAAGTTTTCTAAGATAAGGTCTTTATACCACTCCTGATCGAGAGGCTGATTCATTCTTTTAGCAAAGTCTCTGACCATCTGAAGAGGTGTATGAAAGTGTTTATCCCAATCGTCTGGCATTTCGTGCAGTCCTGCCTGAGAGGGTGGTTCTTGCATATCTGCGAATGCATCAATGTCTTCTTTAGTGATGTTCATTACTTGTTTCTTTCTTGGGATAGTATACTAGGACAAAGGATTGGCAGGTTGGGCAGCTAAGATTGGTTTCCATCAGAAATTCAGATTCTTCTTCGCAATCGTGATCACCGCCCCAGATCAATTTAGATCCACAGTGCCAACAATTCATTTTTCACTTTCTAATTCTTGGATTAGGCGGTTTAGAAACCAAACAGCTTTATCTAAATCTTTAGAAGGATTTTCTTTATATCTATATCTAGATACATACTTTGTGACGCTTCCTGCACAATATGCCAAAAACTCCTCTTGTGTCAGCATACCCTTGATAACTTCAATAGTTTCAAGGTTACCTTGCTGATAATGTTGAGGGCTATTAACTTCATCCTCAAGAGTTATCGTAGTTAGCTGATCAAGCGGATCATCAAGCTCTTTGTATTTATTCATAGTATATTCCTTTTTCATTAATGAAATTTCTTTTTAAATTGAATTATTTTGCGGTCTTCTATTGCTTGTAGAAGTTCATCAGATGGCTCAAAATCGATGCCTAATAAATCTTCATCTTTATCATCTTGCATAGCAGCTAGATGACGCATCAGCATTCCTGTAAAAGCTAAATCTTCGATGCCAAATTTTATTTTTGAAACTATGCCATTAAGAGCATCTAAATAAAAAACTTGCTCTTCTTCACTTAGGCTATCACCAAAGTTATGATCTACAGCGATATCTATTGCTTCCTCTTCAAGATCTATTGTGAGGCAAATATTCATTGTGTTTGGTATGTCATTATTCATTATGTCTTCCTTTCAGAAGGTCAAAAAAGGCATCGGCATCTAACACCACCAAGGGTTTTTGGCGGTCACCTTTAATTACCGATAAGGGAGTAGCGTCATCAGGACAGTTGGAAGCTGCCTGTTCCATAACCTTATAAATAGCGAAACTCTTGTGGGCTTTGCATTCCACTGAGTAAGGAAACAGAAGTCTAGCGGAAGGACTGAGTAGGACGTCCTCGCCACTAGCTCCTGAACTGGTAGACCTTACATCATCGAGGGTTAGTTGGGGAAAGAGGGAGAGAATTTTATCCCGAACTAGTTGCTGTAATTTTCTACCTTTTGCCTTGGCTGATTGAGTAGTTATAGCCACTTAGGTAGCTCCAGTATGGAGAAGGAACCCCACCCAGTGCCGTACTCGTCTTTTTCACTTGCTAAGGCAATTTCATCCAAAGTTTTGTGCATACGGTGCATCGCATGACCAAGTAACTCTGGACCCACCACATGCATATGAGATAAGAAGGGAGAAGACTTCTCACATGCAATGAAGGTGAACTCTTTTATATCAAGACCTGCTAAATTACATACATAAACGTAAAATGCACTCTGAATATCATACGCATAGCGAAAACATTCTTTAGAGAACCCTGAAGGGCTTGCGTCTAGGGTAGTCTTAACATCATAAACGGTATTTTCGGACTCGATATATAAATCAGGTCTTGTTTTAAGCATGAGGCCAGATCGAGGATCTGTAATGAAGATGGATACCTCATTTTTACGCTCTTTATGTCGCAAAACCTTCTTACATTCTTCGTTTTCTAATGTACCCTTCGCAATACGATTAGCTACATTATATTCTACCTCTGTAAGTAAGACCTGATCTTCTTTAAGGCCGCTTTGCATTTCTTCAAAGGCTTTAGACTTCTTAGTCTTTGGACCCTTAATTACTAGCTCTCGATCCTCTTCTAGGAGTAAGGCATGTACTGCCGTTCCCATTGCAAAAGCTGCACTTTGGACTCTCTTCTCACCTTTCCAGTGAGCGAGAGACTTCTTATATACAGATTTTACCGCTGTAGAGGATATACCACTGGTACTGTGGTACACCTCATTACTCATGCCTGTTACAATACCCATCTAGCCAACGAGATCTTTCTCTAGGCTACTATCTACTGAGTCAATTGCATCATCTTGACCTGCAGTTTTATACATCTCGACAATACGTGCATTTTCAGCCTGTACCATCTGAGCTACTGCCTTAATACTGTCGCTGATATCTTGATCCATTTCCAACGGTTTATGAAATTGGGGATCAAAACGTATTTTATAGTAAGGCATACCTGCAGGATTTTTTAACTTTTCTCCACGAAGAATACATTCAAAATCCCATAAATTTCTGTCACCCATTTTACTAGTAACATCATGGAAAAATGGACCATAATTCTTACGCTTTAATTCTAACTTACAGGGTTCATTGGTGATGGTAACTTCCTCACCTTCTGCAGTTTTGCCAGTATAACTGACTACTGCCCTGATTATACGAAATCGATCCCTACCGTTAAATTGCTTACGTTCTTCATCAGACATCTGCCTAGACTGTTCGTATGTAGGCATACCACACATGACACCGCCTAGTTGATCTATGGCTTCTTCAGCATTATTCCGCATAAGAATAGATTTATTTATTAAATTATTTTCAGTTCCCCAATGTTGGTACTGAATGTGATTAGAAAATGCTCGAAGTCGTACACCGTCTTTAGCATATACCCTACCTGATGGTGTATTTAAGAAAAAAGCACCTAGAGGTATCTGGTTTCCATTGTCATCTTCTCCCTTACTATTAATCTTTAGAGAAGGTATTTTAGTAGATCCGCTTTTAGTATTTGCCGCGCCAAGAGCCGCTGCCATTTCTTCAATAGTCGAGCCTGTATCAGTCGTTAATTCTGTCATTATATTTCCTTTAAAGGTTAGATGTTCATTCTACCACTTTGCAGAGTGTTGATCAAGACATTTCAACCTGATCAAGCCAGTTTTTTCCGCTAGAAATTTCTATGTCGAGAGGTACAATAGTTTTGTACCCAAAGCGCAGTTGGGTCTCCTTACCAACTTCTGTCATAGCCTCAGTTAAAATATCTTTTACTGCCTCTAATTCATCTTTCAAACAGTCTACAACAATACTATCATGCACTGTAAGTATCAGTTTTGATTGAAGTTTTTGATCTTTGAACATTTTGAAGGCACGTATACAAGCAAGCTGCACCAGATCTGCGCTGAAGCCCTGTACTGGGTAATTCAGTATCTGGGTGGCGTTAGTAACCCTGTTGCCTTTTGTACGACTAACATCAGGCCAGAAGTACTGTCTGCCAGATGGTGTCTGAACAAGGCCATCCTTTAAAGTTCCTGTCATCAGAGATTGATGCCACTCGTATATACCTTCGTATATCTCATAAAAACGGTCGAAATACGCTTTTATATGGTCTGGCTGACCTGCCCCAGTGCCGCCGAAGAGAGGCTGAAAACTCGCCCACTTATGGCCTTGCCTCTCATCTTTAGTTACTTCAGATTCATCCTTCTTGAGGCAAATACTAGCAGTCTGTCGGTGAATATCTTTACCCATCAAGATGTCGGCTAAACCTTGTTTGTCTCTGGACAGTTCAACACAGACTCGAAATTCCAAACTTGAGTAGTCACTCTCAACGAGTATGCCGCGATCTCCAAAGCGCGAGATCATACATTTTCTTACAGGAAATCCTCGCTTAGGCATGTTCTGTAGATTTAAGCTAATACCGCCGCCACTTGATAATCTACCAGTTGCAGCAATCGTCTGGTTAAAGTTTGCGTGAAGAAAACCACTGCTTCTTGTACCTCTAATAATGCCTTTTACAAAACTATCTAGGTAAGTAGAGATGGCATTCAGTCGGCTGATCTTAGTTAGAAACTCTACAGCTAAGTCTTTCTTCTTACCCTTGGCCTGATTGATCAGTAGCTGAATAGTTTCCTTATCTGTCTTAAAGCCATTTATGGATGCATAATAAGGGTCTAGAGGGTTAAGACCTAACCCACCTTCTTTACCAGTGGATATGTATAAAGCCCCCTTACCATCACATGGCTTACACTTGGTGCGGTTTTTGTAGGGATCACCTTTAATCTTATACTTCTTCTTGTTTTTTGTCCTAGTCTTAGTTTTATACTGTTGGAAATCACCTCGACCATTACAGTCTGGGCAAGTAACCGCTTGTGTCTTCATAATTATTTTTGTGGTAGATCTTACAGCAATGGCAAACTGTTTTGCAGACATATAAGGCGGTCTGTTAGGCTTACCCTTTGAATTAGTACCAATATTGAATGTACTCTTGTGTAGATCACGATCAGTAACCTCGCGTGAGTACACTACTTTCGTCATGTCAGCCCCACTATTCAGATTAATAGGCTTATCACCCATTACTTGTGTGACTATTTCCTGCAGACGCTCAGTAAGTTCATTCTTTTCAGCCAAGAACTCAGCTTCCACCTGCTTTAAGGCTTCCATGTCTATCTTTACGCCATTCATCTCAATTTCGCAGAGAAACATCAGCATATCCGACATAAAATCGATTACACTATTAAGGGATTGGTTTTCAGCTTTGGATAAGTCTTGTAGTTGAGATAAATAGATCTCACCACATACCTTTACATCAGCTTCGGCGTACTCAACTACGTCAGCCAGAGGTATCTCAGAGAAATCCATACCTGCATTAAACTTCTCATCAATCAGTTCACTCTTTTTGTAGCTTTTGGTATTTCTACGTTCTGCAGTATCTTTCAAAGAAATCTTTGTTCGATTAGCATTACCTTCAAAATCAAACTCAAAGAACCTGCCCTTGAGTAGGCAATATTCTATTATCATTGTGCAGATGACTTTAGGTGGAATCGGTAAATCCATCTCCTGTAACCATTCCACATCAAACTTTGCGTTATGTACTAAAAGAATATCTGCATCATTAAGGTGATCTACTAAACGACTAATTCCATCTGGCTCGTAGCACTGGGTGTGGTAGAAAATATCTGTATGAACGACATCTACTGTCTCGCTACCTAGCCAACCATAATGTGCGGAGATAAGTTTGTTCTCTGGGTTTTTAGGTGAGTTGTCTATCCTACCCTCGATCCGTCTAACAGTAGTCTCCAGGTCTATTACTAAAATATTAGTCATTGCTCACCTCTTTGCTATAAAGAGGATGGGGTTTGTACTTAGTAAAACGGAAGGCTGTATCATTCTCTACCAAGCTAATCTTTGACCAATTTTCTAAGGTCATCGGCTCAAAGCAGACTATATCATCACGTATTACTTCGACTTCAGCTTGAGGATTAAACCCTTGACGCATTAACTCTCTAGCCATCTTACCAATTAGAGAGCCTTTACGAGATACAACGGTAAAGTTTTCAGGCTCACAACTCACGCTGTAAGAGCCTCTTAATCGCAATACTATTTTATTCATCTGCCATCCTTCCAAACTGTCCAGAGAAGAACAACGACCAGTACAATCATTAAATAATCAGACCACATAGCGAGACACCTTTCCAAGCAGGTTGCACTGCACAGTTCCATGCCAACCTGTAATTTTATTTTTCATTACATTGATCCAACGTGCGGTCTCTTCAGGGTTCTGGAGAGGATCTAAAGCCCCTACCCCTAACAATAAATCTGCCTCACCTTGTTTTGAGACACGGGAACCCTCTAGCATCGACATAGAGATCTTGGTTTTATTCTCCGCGTCACCGTTAGCCTGAGATAAAACAATCATGGCACAGTCATATTTTTTGGCACATTCGCGCAGACGATAGTAAAGCTCCTTGAGCCTTTCATGTCCTGAGTTGAATTTTTGTGTGAGGGTTATTTTATCTGCTAAATCTATAATACAGATATCTGGTCTTTCTTTATTTAGATAACCTTCTAGCTTTTGGACATCCCAACCGTGAGCATCCATAAAACGAATTTTATCTTTTAGAATACTTGCTCTAGATGCGGCGGTGGCAGGGTCTTCCTTTAGCTCTTCTTTGGTCATACCTGCACACGCCATGATAGCCCTTCTGGAAGTGCGTTTGGCTTTCTCTTCATTAGCTATATAAGAGACCCTAGCTCCTTGGTGGCAAAAGCCATTAGGTGCAGCACATAAGCTTATTGCTAAGGCTGTTTTACCTACGTTTGAGTAAGCTGCTATAATTCCAAATTCACCCCTTGCTATCCCACTAACGTGTTTAGCTAAGGTCTCGATGTTGAATTTAAATCTGTTGTCTTCTGTCTCATCTTGAAGCAATTCATAGATGTCGGTGGTAACATGCTCACCGTAGTCATCAGGTAGATAACCGTCACCGACTCGATCTATTAAAGTGGTTAAGGTATCCATCGCATTAGAATCACCTTCGGACATGCGGATACCTAAATTGGCTATATCCAATCCAGTATGCTGTCTCCAAAGGTTTTCAATAACGTCAACTGCAACAGCTTGATCCATGTCTTCTGCGTCTGCAATTAAGTTAATTTGATCCCCCACTTCTTCAGTCCAAGAAGATGTAGAGGTAGGGTTTTTAGATTTCCAATAGGTAAATAGTTCTAAAGGCGTTACGTCCTTATCAAACTTGTCATGGAGTTCAGTTATAGTAGTAAATAATTCTTTAAGTTGGTCTTCGAATAGTTCTGCTCTTAGTTTTTCTTTGTTCGCCTCGAAGAACTCGTTACTTAAACAGTTCTTTAGAATAGAGTGGTTCAATGTGCTTTCCTTTGCTAACACTTATATCGTTGGTTTTTATATGGTAGCATTAACACCTAATGAAAATAAAAAAAAGCCCCAGATTTCTCCGAGGCTCAAAAAACTTGTTAAGTTGTTGTTTTTAAATATTAATTTTGTCTAAATTTCATTTTACTAATATCAGGCTTGGCAGAGCCTCTTCTCTCTTTAATGTCTAAGGCAGTAAAACTGATATTCTTATTTATACTCACTAAGCTATCTAAGCTTTCTTGTAATTTAGCTTCCATTGCGGCAGCTTCTTGGAAGTTATCTACTTCCAAATCAACTAGCATAATTGCACGTAATTGCATGGCTTGTTCCTATTTTTTTATCTACATAAGTCAGGTATGTGTCTATATTTAAAGCTAATCGGTGATCATGTCTTCTGGGTGGAGCAACAGGAACTATAGGACTCCCCCAAATTGAGCTTCCTACCCAATCGCAGGGAGATCTTTTACGCATCATAGCAGCAAGTCGCACAGTCTTTCGGCAACATCTGCTAAATCTGCATGATACTAGGTAAGACCAAGTATATATATCATGTATAGTTGTTCTATGCATTTATAACCTTTAATATCTCATCAGTTGTTAACATTTTTAAATCGTTGGCAGTAAATCTAATTTTTATTTTTCTGTCGTGGTTCATAGCCTGGACTATAGCCTTACGAGAGGCATCCTTGTCAAGGCATAAATATACGTTTTTGTACTTAGTTAGTAGCTTTTTGGTAACACTAGTAAGTGTCGTACCCAACAGCGGTAAGCCCACGTAGTTATTTACTGAGGCAACATTACAGGCTGAGGGTACGTCTTCTACCATCACTAAATTTTCACCAGTGCCTATGGGAGTGAGTTGTGAGACATCACCATAAGTTAACCACTTCGGCTGACCTTTTCTTATTAGTCGGCCTACTGCCCCCTCACCTACGAAAAACAACACTCTCTGTTCTGCAGGTGCATACTTTATTTTTATAAATTTATTCTGATATGCCTCATAACTGTTTACACTCTTAACATATGTAAGAGCTTCTGAGTAGTTCTCTATACAGGTAAGCATGTCGGGTAAAGGGCGAATATATTTACCAACGTCTTTAGTTGTGTTGCTAAGATAATTCTTAGCTGCTTGTAAGCCTCGATCACCAGAGTGGATACCTTTAGTAGCACAACTGGCTCTAAAACAATTCCAGAGAAGTTTCCCATCGAACTTGCTAACAGACATCTTCTTAGCACCACCACAAACTGGGCAGGTGATTATCTTTCTTTCACCTTCCCTAATTGGTATGTCTTTAATAAGTTCTAGCTGTTCTTTATAAGTCATCTGGTCTTGGTCTAGGCTTTACTAACTCTTTACTTTTTACAGAAGACTTCTCACAGAGCATAAACATATTATGATCAGAGACATTATCAGCCATAAAGTCGTAGAGATTATCTGCAGAAGTCATAGCATCTAAACATTGTTCATATGAATTTACCCAAAGTCTCACAGTCACTGTTTCTCCTTGAATAGTGTAAGAAAAAACTAAGGCAGTAAAAAATGTTATCATAGTATATCCTATATTCCGACCCCCGAAGGGTCGTCCGAAGGATACAACCATAAGTGTTATAGTCAACACCTAACTGCAATCAACTACTGACTATTTTCATTAACAGTTTTTAACACCTAGATTTTCTAACCTATTGATTTTAAACGATAACCAACTAATCAATTGGTCGTTGGTTCGATCCCAACCGCCGGAGCCAACTCATTGATTTTAAACGATTTTATCTGATTTTGGCAGTAAAATGTGGCACAAAAAATGGAAAGTGGCATATGCCACCGTGTGCCACTTTTTTATTTATCCGACTCATTAATGTAACGCATCCTGCAGAGCTTCCCACGAATGTGGGTAGATAGTATTCATATCTACTGCGATATCTATGGCGATTCGTCTTGTCTCTGTCTGTGCATCATCCGACCTACGTAACTTACACATCTTAGCAAAGGCATCGAGACTGCCAGACCAGTAAAACTCTGTAATCATGTTTTGAGGCAGGATCATACGAGCCTGTTCCTCGCAGACACCTAACTTCAGTAGCTGATTATACTTGTAGACTGCATCTTGCGTTTGACTGATTGAAGTAGTGATTGCCTGAGTAGCTCTTTCGTCATCTAGTCTGCCACCGCTGCCCTGTTTCTTGTCATCGACAGCTTCTCGCCACCAATCAGGGAAGAATAATTCTGGTTCTGATTTTACATACCTGCGCGAGATCTCATTCAGCCGTAAATATTCATGTTTGACCAGTTGCCTAGCTACGAAAATGGGGGCTTTGCAGTAAAAGGTAGCAAAACAATGCCCAAAGGGAGAAAGGTGCTTGTGCGCGGCTAGGTATTTAATTAACTTCTTATCTTTGTCTTTTAAGATGGGAACAGATGGACCATTACCTGCTTGCGAGTAACCGTGTGGCTCTGACTTCTTATTAAAGCTCACTCTCGCTGCATTCACGACTGAGAGGTCACTGCCCATATGATCTACTAATTTTGCTGATATCATGTTAATTCCTAATTTTCTTCAGTTGTTGTTTTAATCTTTGGATTTCGTTCTGTGCATCGATCAAGGCTTTGTCCGTTACCTGACCAGTTTCAATCTGTTGGGCGGCTGCTTTCCAACCAACTCGATCTTCCATCACTGGACCACCATTGTGACCAATACTGGTTAGCAGACCTCTCTTGTTCATTGCGTTGGTTGCCTCTACTTCGCCTTGTCGTGCATAGATAACGAGCATCGAAGGGTTCTTGTGACCAGTGAGAGCCATCAACTCTCTATCAGTACAACCCGATCTACTAGCGTGAGTAGTACCAGTGCGTCTAAGGTCTCCAATCCTTGGGTAGGTAAGTAATGGGTCTCCGTTGTCATCCAGACGGTCACCATCTTGCACCATAGACCACTTCAGTGGCTTCACGACTACGTTTTTGAAGACTACTGATACTCTATCGACTGTGTAAGGCTTCTTGGTAGGCTCTTCGCGCAAGATGATATCATCGAAGTATCTTTCATCGCCCAACAACTCTTCATGCAGTGCTAGTCTATCCTTGATACCCTGCGTGAGGGGGATAGCCATTCTAGCTTTAGTCTTCTTCTGTCTGAAGTACCCTACCCCAGTTTCTACATCACGCCATTTTAGTCTGCGGATATCTACTGGACGCTGACACCAGTGGTAGCAAAGGGTGATCATAGTACCCAGTGAGTATCTACCTACTGCGTCACACTGCTCTATAGCCTGGGTTACCATATCTTCATCCCAGAGGACAGATCTTGCTTCTAACATTGGTAAAGTAATCAGGGCAAAAGGATTGACGTTAGCCAAACCACATTTGATACCCTCATTCCAAGCTGCGCGTAGGCGCATAAAAGTAGTGACTGCTTTGTGAGTACTTACGTCATCTTCTATGTCGTTGAATAAATACTTGGCGTGTTCGTAAGTTACGTCTGTGGCTTTCATTTCATCGAAGCGTACTGACTCACCTCTCAATTTGAAGTTCATGCAGTATTCTATGTGACTAGCATAACTTCGCATAGTGGAGAGGTCATTATCTCGATACGCAGGGGATGCTTTCCACTCGTTAATTAGGGATCTAACACTGTATTTATCTTCGGAAGTATGTGTATCAAGGCCACCACTTAGGTGTGTATCTAATTTACGCTGCCACGCATAACCCAAAGCATTGGCTTCCGTTAAAGTATCAAAAGTATCTCTCTTTAAGTAAGGAAATTTTTCTAATAAAAGTTTTGTTGGTTTTACATGATAAGAATTACCATTCTTCTTCTTCTTAATATAAACATAAGGAGCTTTTTTCATTTGGTTGGTTCTTTCGGTTGGTTACATAAACAAACTGTTAAGAGTTGGTATTAACAGTTAGGTGCTTACAACACCACCTACTACAGTGTCAAATAAAAAAAGACCCACCTAAGTGGATCTTTTTGAATTATTCCCTATTTACTCTGGCTACCCTGCACATACCCTTACTATTTCTCGCCATCCATCGTATTTCTCATCACACCAGTGAGTTGGGACGGATTCAAAAATATTTAAATCAACCATATAGACTACCACTAAACTTTTTTTGTCTTTTTTGACTAATTCTAACGTATGTTGTATTACTTCGCTAAGTTCTAAGGCTTGTTTGGTGTCTATAATAGTATCCAAAACCTGCTATACCTTTCCCCATTAGTTTAAAACTCCACAATTAATCTGGAAGTTTTGGATGAATTTTTTTCATTAGTCAACACTTAACTCTGCGTAAATGCGCGCGCGCGAAAGCAAGATTAGTTTATCCACAGCCCTATTCATCTACCGTAAGTTATAATGTCCTGAAAATAATAATAAAAATAAATTTAAAAAAAAAATAAAATAAAAAAATAAAAATTTAAAAATTAAAAAAATTTTAGATCGATCAAAAAAATAAATTTGATTTAGGCAGATGATTAGTGTAATGGGAGACATGGCACTTACTAACGTGTCGATATAACCAACTAAGGAAAAACCAAATGACCATGATAGCAGTCTATCCAACCAAGAAATCTCTCAAAGAGAATATTGGTAAAAAGTTAAATTATATAGAAACAAGCTTATTCGGTAATGAGTACCTAAGCAATGGAACTATAGTAGTATGCAATAGACCCCACATGACCAACATAGGTCGTGAGTGGTTTGCACAAGTCACTATGAAAGATGACATCATTATAGGTGTCAAATAAAGTGGCTTCTAATCTTGATAAAGCCGTTCAGCGTTTTGTTTGTATGGCTTTATCTACTCACCCTGTTCGAAGGGTAACCAACTTTAATTTTAACCAACTAAAAAGAAAGGGCATAATATGCCATTAGATTTTAATTCAATAAACCGCCAAATCGAACTTCCGCAGCATCTAGATTTCAAACCAGTGTTTGAGCCATCAAGAATGTCAGGACACAACTTCGTGGTTAATCCAATATCTGGGGAAGCTATCGGTCACGTTAGTAATAAGTTCAACTGTGTAGACCACCAGACATTTTTTAGTGGTCTTTGGGATCAGATAACTGAGAATATGGATAGTGACGATATCTTAAATGCTCAAGTCAGATTTAAGTCGGGGCATCGAGGTGGGTTTGCACTGGCAGATATTACCTTCCCATCTATTAAAACTGAGATCGAGACTGATAGCGGTCATAAGACTGAACTTAGGCAGAGGATTATTGGTATTCACGGTGTTAATGGTTCTGCATCTAACATCACCTTATTCGGATCAATCGATACTTTCTGCACTAACGGTTGTGTAAGTGGTGAATATTCAGTGGTTCGCAGGAAAAATACCAGTGGTTTCAGACTGCAGGATTTTATCTCAGAATTACGCAGAGCTAAAAACGATTTCTATATGGAAAGTGAACGGCTCAAAGTATTTGCTCAGACAAATTTACGAGAGACCACCGTTCAGAAATTACTTGAGGACATTATTCCCAGTGAGCAAAAGCAAAAGAAAATGTATGACCTGTATATGGAAGAGGCATATGTTCGAGGGCATAATAAGTTTGCTTTGATGTCAGCGTTCACTAATTACGCAAGCCATACTATCGGTAATGGTTTTGAGCCTCGCAACACTGCAGCTAGGGCTGAGAGTGAAGCAGCCAATATGTTTAAGCGAGAACTTGAGGTCAACAAGTGGATGAGCGATGACCGCTTTTTACTGGCGGCTTAATCATGCAACGTAATAAAGCTATCCAAATAATGTCAGGGCATTACTTATGTAAAAATTTTCCTGACAATTGGCATAAGTGGTCGGATCGTAAGCTTACTAAGTTTATGGAAGACAACGTATGGCAACCTTTTGAGTATTGGCCTACTGACGATGTTTTCTCAGTAATCGATAGCGCAGCAATAGAACTCTGCCATCAGATTAAAGAGGACAGAAAGCTTCGGGAGAAATCCGATGCATGAGGAACGTATTCTCCAATTTTTAGCAGACATAATCAGGGCGGTAATAATCGCCCTGCTAACAATATTTCTAACCTACTGGTTTATCCAAACCATAACCAACTAAAGAAAGGTACTAACCATGTCAGACGTAATGACAAAAGAGCGAGTAAAAACATCTCGCAGAATAAAGGCGCTCAAAAAGCGCGAGACTAAAATACGCAGACAAAATGCGATTACTCTTGATCGACTAATCAAAATGGAAGCTGCAACCCATGACCGTAAGATACCCTGCGATGTATTAGAGTTCGCAGACAAGCTTAGATGGTCTAACTCTAAGCAGTCGTGGGAGCGAATAGGTGATCTCACCCTGCCTCATTTAATCAGGGCAGTACTGAAAGATTTACCACCACATAGTAAACCAAATTGGGTCGATTATTCAGAACTGGATATTACCCAGAATTTTGAGGTATCAGTATGAAAATATCAGTATCAGAATTTTTCGATATATTAGATGTCGATAGTGAAAATGTCGGGGAAATTACCCTGACAAAAACCATGCTCGATAAATGCATTATCGATGCTAATCTATCAGTGGTTAAGTTCGCGGAAAGTTTAGGCGAGATCGAGGTTCAGTACTGGCAAGGTCAAAAGAACGCACCACCAGTAAATGTCAACTTTTGTGATGGCGTACACTACAGCCTTATTGGAAATGGTCACAGAGTAATGATCGATGGTAAGCATCTCATTACCACCGATGAGGGCATCTGCGAAACTGTTACAGTTCGATCTAACAAGTGGACTGAGGATAACTGCAGGATCGTATTCTACAAAACCGCGAGAGGTGATAAACGCATCTCAATATCAGGTCTGAAAAAATATGCTCAGGTAGGCGATAAAGTAGCCTTAACTTTCGGGAGCAATGGTTGTCTGATTATTAATATCAGTAGAGCTTTTGGGGGTGCGTCTAATGGCTAGGTTTAAAGTAACATTTGCACCATACGATACCCATCGATGGTTAACTGAAGTCGAAGTCGATGATCCAAATAATGCGGAAGCCGCAGCATATGATGAGCTAAGGTTCGACATAGGACACGACAGCGCGAAAGATTACGAGTGCGTCAGTGTGGAGCCGTTAGATGATGAGGAGTGCATCGAATGAAAATTAGAGTTCACGGCATCGAGACCTCGTTGCATCACTGCGACATCGAGGTTCCAACTGAGATTTTAGAAATGGGGAAAGATAGCCCAGAGTATTTAAAAAATCTCAGACACACTATTGATAATTGGCTGCATGAAAATCATGGGGAATTTAACTTCGAGACAGACCAAAACAGCCACTACTTTGAAGTTGATAAATGGGAGCCGTTAGATGGATGATCGAGTTTGTATGCACTATGTAGTAGATAGATTAGAGGACATTTTAGATCCTGAAACCGCAGAAGGTGTGGCTAACATTTCTCGATATGAAGCTATGGAAAATTCTCTATCTGAATTTAAAAAAGAATTGATTTACAATTTAGGTGCTAACCAGAGAAGTTATCATAAAGAGCATTGGTTACCTGACGAATTAAAATCTTAAACATCGATTAAAGAGGGGCAGCTTCGGTTGCCCTTTTTTTTATGCCCAAAACCTAGAAAATGGGGGGAAGGCCTTTTTATGAGTAATAGTAAGCAAAAGGTCTAAAGTCACTCAGTGGGCTTTATATCGCCTCTCAGGGGCATCTATCGACACTGTACAAAGTGTTTGCATTACCAATTAAAATAATGCTAATTATGTAGCTACAGGCCGTGTGCCTGATAACCAACTTTGAGAGGTAACCAAAATGAATAACGAATTATATTTCAAAAAACCTTTTACCATTTATATCGGGGAGTGGGATTATGAATACCGCAACCCTTATGCCGATGAGCCTTCAGATAATATTGCCACAAATTATTATGCTCAAATCGGAGACAATGACGGTAATACTTGGGTTCATTATTTTAAATTATCGACTGAGAATAACCATCGGGAAGATTGCAAAGAACGCATACAAAAATTGATTGATCGTATCCAAAAGCATTTAGCCCAAGGCAAGCCAATTAATTTAGACCATTGGGCTGAAGGTCATCCAATGTATGGATCAATAGCGTGGCAGAAATTTGATCGGGAAGAGATCCAACCTGCCGCAGAAATGCTTAGTCGGGGACAATGCCACATCGAAGATTTACTAGATAGTGTTCGAGGGTACTTCTAATGGGTATCGAGCTAGTAAAAGTATTTGATGGCAGAAATGTTGAAGAGGTTTTCTCAGGAAAACCTCGAACACTAAAAGTTGAATATATCGATGCTAGAGGCATTACTTATTTCGGTTGGACAAAAGGCGGTGAATATAGATTTTTTCAATCTAGCTTACCCACTGGTAAAAAATGTCAGCGGAAAGTTTCAGATAAAATCACCATCGAACTTATTCAGTTAATCAATGATCATCTTTGTCATTTTAAAATTACCGACTGGTACTATTGGAAAAAATAATTCGAAACAGCCTTCGGGCTGTCTGGAAACCTTGGGAAAGTTCCACTGATGAGAAATCCCACCAACTGAAAGGACACTAACCATGTCAGTAGATCGAAAAGAAATCTTAAAGAAACTGAAAGCATTTTCAGAACGCACAGTAGAAAATGGCTGTACTGAAAGTGAAGCAATAGCTGCAGCAAAGGCAATGCAGTCACTGCAGAATAAATATAATCTCACATTAACTGAGCTAGACATCGAGCTTACGGAATACGTTAACGAGAGGATGAGCCTTGGTAAAAAAGTCAGGCATCCAGTGTGGGTATCACTGCATGGTTTGCAGATGTTTTGTGAGGTTCGCATTGTCGGGAAAACTGGTGGCATAGCAATTGTCGGACAAAAGCACAAAGTCGATAATGCGGTCTACTTAATCAGTACCATGATGTCTGCAATGGAACTGGAATTTCTCAATTACAAAAATACTTGGGAGTACGATGAAGAGGTAAACTATAAGGGTATGCATCCTCGCAGGGTTCGATCTAACTTTATGAACTCGATGGGTTACAGGCTCAGTGCTAGGTTACTCTCGATGTATAATGAGAGCCGTAATAATACTGAGGTGATGGCTAATAAATCATCCAGTGGTACTGCACTGGTTGTACTGGCAGACAATGCACTAGAGGCAGAGTATCGCAGACAATATCCAAATCTGCGATCTACAGCCGCAAGGCAGACTGGTAGCGGTTCTGCATCTAACGCAGGAAGGGCTGCAGCTAATCGAGTAGGTCTGAACAAAGGTGTTAGCACTGGTGGGTCTGTCTCTGGATACATCGGGAGATAATGACATGGATTTCAACAGTACATTAACTGCATATTTTGATCAGTCGGACGAGCTAACTTTTAGTTCGTCTGATATCAGACAATTTCAGGCTCAATCTAATCAGTCGCACCCTGTAAGCTATGATATGTGGAGAGCTAATCTTTTAATTGATCAGGCGATCTCAGGTGAAGACTTCGGGGAGGATTTATGATGACAAAAAAAG